CCGACAGCGGAGGTGCCAACCAGTGACCACCGAGCACGCCCTGTACAATTTCGAGCTCGAATTGCGGGATCTCGACACCGGCAGGCGGGGCAGTCTGCTGACCCATCTGGAAGGCCGGGCCGTCCCCTACAACACGTGGGCGAACGTGGGCGGCTACATGGAACGGTTCCGGCCGGGGGCGTTCGCCAAATCCATCAACGAGAACCGGAAAGCGTTGCCGCTCATGTTGTTCCACGGCCGTGACGATCTGTGGCCCATCGGTCTGGCCTCGAAATGGTCGTCGGAAAACGACGGTCTCTACGGGGTGTGGCGCCTGAACGACTCGCCGAACGCCCAGCGGGCCGCCGAAATGGCCCGCACCGGTGAGCTGGGGTTCCTGTCGATCGGGTTCACCGACATCCGTTCGGCCCCGGAGCTGGTCGACGACTACAACCCGCAGTTGGGCGAGGAGCACATGGACCGCATCACCCGGATCGAGGCCCGCCTGGTGGAAACGTCGATCGTCCCGACCCCGGCTTACGCCGACGCCCAGGTCACCTGTGTGCGCTCGTATCGGCGGCCGGCGTCGGGTGATCCGCATCCTCGCCTGACGGCCTGGAAACGCGAAGCGGCCGGCCTGCCGCGCTAACATCCCGGTTGACAGCCGCCGGACCCGCGCCGCACCCTGCCGCCGGACCCGCGCCGGGCCATCCCGGATGGCCCACCCGGGCACCACCGTGGGGGCACCCGAGGCACCACCGCCGCCGAACGGATACCCCCGCGAAGAAAAGGATGCCCACCTATGTCGAACGCCGTTCTGGCCCGCCTGTACACCCAACGTCAGGAGCAGATCACCTTCATCGACCAGACCCTGGAACGGGTCGAAGCCGAAGGCCGGGACCTGGTCGACGCCGAGCAAGCCAACCTGGACGCCGCCCGCCAGCGGATCCGGGAACTGTCCGCCCAGATCGAACCGCTCGAGGATTTCGAGAAACTGCGCGGCGCCCACTCCGAGACGGCCGCCCTGCTGATCGGACCCCCGGACCGGGTGCCGGCCCAACCCCGCCAGATCGACGGTGACAGCCGGGTCCCCGAATATCGTTCGACCGGCGAATATCTGGTCGACCTGATCCGGGCCCGGGGCATGATGAACTCCGAACCGGACCCGGCCGCCGCCCAAAGGATCGCCGCCATCCAGGCCCGGGTGGTAGCCGACCAGAAAACGTCGAACACGCCCGGCATTTTGCCGACGCCGATCGTCGGCGCCGTGGTCGACCTGATCGACTACAACCGGCCGCTGATCACGTCGCTGGGCGGGGCTATGGGATTGGGCGGGATCCCCGGCACGACGTTCAGTCGCCCCAAAATAACGCAACATGTGACGGTTGGCCAGCAGTCCGGCGAGAAAACGCAGCTGGCCTCACAGAACATGATCATCGGTTCGGTCACGTTCACGAAAGCCACCTACGGCGGTACCGTCGACATTTCCCGCCAGGACATCGACTGGACCAGCCCGGCGGCCTGGGACATTCTCGTCCGGGATCTGGCCCAGGTGTACGCCGTGCAAACCGAGACGGCCATCACCGCCGATTTCGCCACCAAAGCCACCGGCACCAAACCGCCGGCCCTGCCGGCCGTCCCGGTCCAGGCCGACTGGGTGAAAGGACTCTATACGGCGGCCATGCATTCCTATCAGGCCGGTCTGCGCATGCCGGACCGGGTGTGGGTCAGCCTGGACGTCTGGGCCGCCCTCGGGAGCCTGGTGGACACCACCCGGGTGATCTTCCCGGTTGACACGGTCCGCGAAATGGGCGCCCCCGGCACGTCGGAAATCGCCTCGTTCCGGGGTGACGTGCTCGGCCTGCCCCGCATTGTCTGCCCCCTGCTGCCGGCCAAAACGTGCATTGTCGGCAACAGCCAACTGTACGAAGTGTACGAAGAGGTCATCGGACTGTTGTCGGTGATCGAACCGTCGATCCTGGGTGTCCAAGTGGCTTACGGCGGCTATCTGGCCTACAACAGTCTGGCCCAAACCGCGTTCGTGGGTTTGGACCTGTCCGCCGTCACCTCTATGCCCACCGCCGCCGAAATGGACATCTCCGCCCCGGCCACCGAAGAAGAAACCCCGGCCGAAGAGCCGCCCGCCGGGCGGACCCGCCGCTAAACATGTCCACCGGTTGGACCGCCACGGTGGCCCATGCCACCTCGAACGTCCAGGCTTACGCCACCTCGGCCGACCGGGCCGGGGTGGCGTTCGGCCCCGGCGAGCTCGTCTACCTGATCGACGACAAATGCTTCCAATACTGGGATGGCACCGGCTGGCAGGAAGTGGCCACCGCCGGAGCCGCCGCACCGGCGTGCACGGTCGAAACGACCTTGCAGGTCAACGACGGGTCGATCTGGAGCGACTATGTCCTACAAACTCGCCTACCCGAACAGGGCGGTCCTACCGCCATTGTCACGGCCACCACCATCCCGGTCATTCTGGCCGCCGGCGGCTACTTCCACTGTTGGGTGGCATTGACCGGTATCCCGCCCGCCTCCGGGGCGGTCACCCTCACCTGGTCGACGTTTATCGCCGTCTCGAACCAGGCCGGCACACAACAGTTCGGCGGCACCCCGTCCGCCCAGATCACCGTCACCGGGACCACCACCAATATCGCCTGGTCGAAAACGACCTGGCAGCAGACCGGCAGCGACCTGAACCTGGCCGGCGGTAATCAGCAGATCAAATCCACCGCCGGCGGGATTTTCACCGCCACCCTGCAAACCTATCTGACCTGGGCGTGAATGGCGTACTACCCGAAATTGCAGGAAGTCCGCAGCATGTTGCGGTTACAGCCGGACGCCACCGAAGACTCGATTATCACCACCGCCCTGGCCGCCGCCGTCGACTACGCCAACCGGCGTCTCAACTACAAGTATCCGATCCCCCCTTACGATGACGGCACCCTGCCTGACGCCGCCCACGAAGCCTGTCTGTTGCACGCCGCCCGTCTCTACCGGCGGCGGGATTCGATCGACGGGACCATCTCATGGGGGGATCTCGGGGCGATCCGGGTCGGGCGTATCGACCCCGATATCGAACAGTTGTATGCGACGGTCGGCCCTCTGGTGTTCGGCTGATGTCCGATATCCCGGCCCCGTCAACGTCGAGCTCCGGCGACTTTTTCGGCTCTGAGTGGCATATCACCGCCCACGAAAAACTCGCCGTGAGAGGTTCGCTGTCGTTTCTGCGGGCCTTCGGTCCCGACACCTCGAGCACGGTCTCGGCCAACACCTGGACGGCTATCGTCCTGGACCCGGCCGGCGAACCGTGGCGCCAGTTCGGTCAGCCGTGCTGGGAGTGGATCGGGCCTGGCGATCCCGACTATGCGCTGTCGCCGGCCGGGATCCGCTGCCTGATCGAAGGCGTCTACGACCTGGCCGGCAGCGTGATGTTCAACCCGGCCCAGGCCACCGGAACCCGGGGCGTGAACATCACCGAAGTGAAAGGCCCGTATGCCGGGCAGTGGAACCTGGCCACCGGCCTGCCGGTCCCCAAGTCGACGAACACCCCGGTGCTGGTGGCCGGCGAAACCTACCAGTACGCCGGGAACATTATCGAGCTGCAAGCCTGGTCGGATACGGCCACCTCGACGCTGGCGAACCCGCAGTCGGAGTGGCTGTCGGCCTGTCTGATCGCGGCCAAATGAGTTTCGACCGGCAGGCCATGGCCGACGCCCTGACCGCCGCGTTGCAGACCGCGGTGGGTGAGACGGCCATGGTATTTCCGTCGCCGCCGTCGACGTTCAACCCGCCCGCCGTGGTCGTCGGGTTTCCGACCACGGTGGTGTTGCATTCGCCGGCGTTCGCGGTCGACACCTGCACGGTCCCGGTCCTGTGCACGGCCGGGGTGGCCGACACGACCGGCCTCGACTCGTTGATGGGCACCGTGTCCGCCTGCCTGGACGTTTCGGGGACGTTCCCGCCGGACGTGATCGTTCTGGGCCCGTCGGAGTGGCGGAACTGGCGGATCCTGACGGTGGCCGGGATCGACATGCTGGCCGCCGACATCATCACCGAAATCCGAATGTAAAGGAGAAAACTGTTGTCCGACACCGATGTGGAACTGTTCGACGAGGTCAACCCTTTGGCCGACCCGGTCCCGCCGACGGCCACCCCGGTCATGATGACCGACACCTATGTCGAGGCGAATGGCAGCAACCTGAAATGCTTGTGCGAAGAGGTGTCGCTGGAGGCCGAGAACAAACCTATAGAGGTGATCACGTTTTGTGGTGTGCAGGACTATCCGGGCCCGGTGAAATGGCATTTCAAAGCCAAATTCGTACAAGCGTTCGATGCCGGCGCCACCGACGCCACCCTGTCCACCGCCCTCACCAACTATCAGACATCGGGGACGCCGATGCCGTTCAAGGTCCGCCCGTACGCCTCCCGGGTGGTGTCGGCCACCAACCCACAGTATTCGGGGTTTGCGATACCCCAGCCGTACACCGTTTTCGGGGGCGCAGCCGGCGCTGCCTCCGAGGTGGACATCGATTGGATCATGACCGCCCCGCCGACCAAAACGACAGCCGGGGTGACCGCTACCGGGGCTACCGCCGGGGCGCCCGGCTATTTCACGCCGACCGGGGCCACCACCCCGGCCAACCTGGCCGCCCTGACCGGTATCACCGCCAGCCCGGCCACAGCGTGGACGACCGGACAATACGTGGTGACAGCCGACCTGTTGGCCGCGAACTGGACCGGTAGCGCCTGGGCGGCCGGTATTCACGCCTGATGGCCGAACCGGTCGTCACCGTGGTGGGGGCGAAAGCGTTACGCCGAGACATCAACCGGCTCACCGGCGACGTGAAAAGCCCGCTGTACAAGGCGATGGCCCAGGCCGGCTATGACGCCGTCCAACCCATCGTGGCCACCACCAAAGCCACCCTGCCCAAAGGTCCCCGCACCGGCGGCCGGCTGGCCTCGACGGTGCGGGCATCGAGGATCCGTACCGGTGGCGCGGTGCGCATGGGCCGCCCGTCGGTCCCCTACGCCGGGTGGGTGGAGTTCGGCGGCACCCGCAAACAACCCCACGAATCGTCCCGGACATTCGTGCGCACCGGCCGCTACCTGTTCCCGGCCGCCCGCGACCTCGCCCCCCGGGCCGCCGCCGACTATTCGGCCGCGCTCACCCGCCTGTTCGCGTCGTCGGGGATCTGGACGAACACCACCGACAACCCGGGAGCCGTCCATGACTGATGACGAGCCGATCGAGGTCGGCGCCGAACACCCTCTCCGCCTTTCTGCGGACGCCCTCCGCAGTTTGAAGAAAGCGACCGGTAGGACGATGACCGACTTGTTGGCCGACGAGGACGACGAGGTCAGCAGGTTTCAGGTGTTGGCGTTCGCCGAGCTGCACCGCCGGGCCGCCCGTCTCGGGCATCTCCCGGAGGCCGCCGAACTGTGGGAGCGGGCCGGCCGGGTCGAACTCGATTTTGTGCCGGTGGAACGCCTGGACCCTACCGGCGCCGGGTCCTAGAAAACCTGTGCGCCTTCATGCGCTACTGGCGGCTCACCCCCACCGAGGTTGACGCCATCGACGACGTCACCTATCACGCCATGGTCGGGTTCATGATCAAAGAAGCCCGGGCTGTCGAAAAAGCCTCCAAAAAGGTGCGCTGATGGCTGGCCCGACCGTAACCGTCCGGGTCCTGGGTGACACCAAAGGGCTCGACAAATCTTTCAAGGACACCGCCAAACAGGCCCAGTCGGCCTCGTCACAGATCCATGGCGTCTTCTCGTCGACATTGGGGATTTTGAACCGGGCCGGCGTGCTGTCCGGGTTCGGCGAAGCCATAGCCACCGTCGACGACGCCCTGATCAACATGGGCGAACACGGCAAAGCCGCCGGCCAAAAAATCATGGCGGTGGGCGGCGCCCTGGTCGGCGCCGGGCTCGGCCTGGCCGCCCTCGGGTCGAAAGACCGGGCCGCCCGAGCCCAGTTGCAGGCCGCCATCGAGGCTACCGGCGCCAGTTTCGACGACTATTCGGACCGTATCGAACAGTCCATCAAACACAACGAACGGTTCGGTGACACCGCGGCGGCCACCCAGGACGCCCTGCGTATCCTGACCCAGGCCACCGGCAACACCGACAAGGCGTTCGGCCTGATGTCGACGGCTACCGACCTGGCCGCGGCCAAACACGAAAGCCTGTCGGAGGCGGCCGCCCAGCTGGGCAGGGTGTACAACGGGTCGACCCGCCTGCTCAAAGAGTTCGGGATCACGGTAACCAAAACCGGTGGCCTGACCAAAACCATCGCCAGTGATACGACCAAAGCCGCAACCGCCGACAAAGCCCTGACGGCCGCCAAACGGCGCCTGGCCGACATCGAAGCGATAGACGCCGGCAAGAAACATTTGACGGTGGCCGAGGCCATCAGGTTGCGCGACGCCCAACAAAAAGTGGTGGACGCCACCCAGACCGCCGCCGCCGCCCACCAGAAACTCGCCCAGGACCAGGCCGCCGCCGCGGCCGCCACCAAAGGCCACGTCTCCGCCGTCGACGCGTTGGGCGCCAAACTGCGCGGCCAGGCGTCCGCCTCGGCGGACACGTTCACCGGCCATCTGAAAGCCATCGGCGCCGAAATCGAGGACCAGGCCGCCAAGTTCGGCCAAAAATACGGGCCGGCCATCACCGCCGCCGGCACCGCCGTGACCGGTCTGGGCGCGGCCATCTCGGTGGCCGAGGCGGCCGGCAAACTGTTCAAGACCACCACCGAAACCACCACCGCCGTACAGGAGACTGCTACCGCCGCCACCACGGCCGAAACCGAGCAACTGCAATTGTTCGCAACAGCCGAATACGAGGCGGACACCGCCGGGATCGGCATGATCGCCACTGTCGGTCTGATCGTTCTGGCCATCGCCGCTTTGGGGGTGGCCGCCTATGTGATCTACCGGAACTGGTCGACCATCTGGGCGGCCATGAAAGACGCCGCCCGAGCGGTGTGGGACTGGATCCGGGTCAACTGGCCGTACATTTTGCCGTTCATTCTCGGCCCCATCGGCGCCGCCGCCCTGCTGGTGATCAAACAGTGGGACAACATCAAACAGGGCGCCTCGGACATGTGGCAGTGGATCAAGGACGGCTGGAACGACCTGGTCGGCTTTTTCACCGCCCTGCCGGGCCGGATCACCTCCATCGTGTCCCACCTGTTCGACGGGTTCGCTAACGCTTTCGTCGACGCCATCAACTTTATTATCCGCATCTGGAACGGCTTGCAGTTCAAAGTGCCCGGCGTCAGCGTGTTCGGCCACCATTTCGGCGGGTTCACCATCGGCGTCCCCGACATCCCCGAGGTCCCCCATCTCGCTACCGGCGGGCTCATCACCTCCAGCGGACTCGTCTACGCCCATGCCGGCGAAGCCATCACCCCCCTACCGTCGAGGCTGGGCCCGGCCGTCCAGATCGACAACGCCCACTTCTCGTCCGAGGTCGACGTCGACCTGTTCTTGCGCCGGGCGGCCTGGATCGTCCAAACCCAACGCATCTGAAAGAGGAACCGTATGGCTGACAACATCAGCGCCGGGGTTGCCAACTCGGTGCTGAACGCGCTCGTCAACGGGGTGTCGTTCGCCGGATTCAGCGCCACCTACGCCCTATTACATGTCGGCGCGCCCGGCGCGGCCGGCACATCGAACATCGCCGGCAACAACGTCCGCCAGGCCGCCGGCGCCTTCGCCACACCCTCAGGCGGTACTACATCGAACAGCGGCGCCATCACATGGTCGAGCGTCAGCACTGCCGAAACCTACTCGCATGTCACGCTGTGGTCGGCCAGCTCGGGCGGCACCTTCATCGCCTCAGGTTCGATCACCGCCGGCGCCATCCTGGTCGGCCAAACCTTCACGATCCCGGCCGGCGGCCTGAGCGTCACACTGCCCGTCGCCTCGTGACGTAAGGCCTGCGGGTGCCGTCGCCAGCGTTCGTCTCGGGATCCAACAATCACACGACCGGCACATCGGTCAGTGTCACCGCGCCCGCGTCGATCGTGGCCGGGAACCTGCTGGTGGCGTTCATGTGGGGCTTCGGTACCACCAACACCTTCACGTTGGACTCCGGCTGGACCAGCGCATTTCAACACAACGCCTCCACCAATGAGGGCGCTACCTGTGTCGCCACCAAGGTCGCCACCGGTTCCGAGCCGGCGTCGTACACCTTCGGTCTGACCGGCAGCGGCTCCGGTTTCAACGTGAGCATCCTGCAGTTCAGCGGGGCCAGCGGCCTGGACGGCTCGGTCGCGCTCAACGCCATGGTGACCAACACCAGTACGCCCAGCGCGCCATCAGTCACGCCGACCAAAACACCCGACACGCTGGTCTGCTGTTTCGGATCCGCTCAACCTTCGACCGTGTCCACACCGGCTGGAATGACCGCCGGTCCGAACGGCATTCAAAGCGGCTACAACAACAACTACACCTTCTACGAGTACATCTCCGGCACGTCACCCACCGGCAGCCAATCGGCAACATGGTCTATGGGGCCCGGCAGCGGACTGTCGTTTCTGATCGCGCCGCCCAACGCCGTCACCGGTACCGCCCTGGTGGCGGTCGGCCCGCTGCTGGTGGCGGGCTCCGCTACCCCGGTCGGCGGTTGCGGCCGGCAGGCCTGGCTCGAACTCGACGGTGAGAGCCTGGCTTTTCAGGACGAAACCGGAGGCTGGTTTTGTACCAGCTTGGATATCGCCTTCCCGGCCGTCCGCGAGATCATGACCAGCCGGCCGGACAACACCGGCATGACCGACCGCACCCAATATTTCGGGTCCCGGGTCATCACCGCCCAGATCGAAGCCCTGACCGGGGCCGGCGCCCAGATCGACGCGGTAGCCGCCCGGTTCGCCCCATTCATGGACCCGGCCCGACGTCCCCAACTGTTCTATGTCCTGGACCGGCCCGGCCAACCCCAACGCACATTGACGGTCCGGCCCGCCGGTTTCTCGTGGCCCATCCAGGGTCCCTACCAACGCAGCATCCAGTTGCAGTTCGTGGCCGCCGACCCGGTCGCCTACGACCCGACCGTCCAGACGGCCACCTGCGGCCCGGGCGCACCGGCCACCATCACCACCGCCGGCGTCCTGGCGGTACGACCGCTGATAACCGTCACCGGCCCGGTCACCGGCCCGACGGTAACCATCACCCCGGCCAGCGGGACGGCCTGGGTGCTGGCCTTTCTGTCCACCTACACGATCCCGGCCGGCCATCACGTCGACATCGACACCGACAACCGGACCGTCGTCTATGACAGCAACCCGGCCCAACCCCGCCTGTCGTCACTGGACTGGACCCGAACATCGTGGCAGGCCATCCCGGCCGCCACCACCGCCACCATCACCCTGACCGGCACGGCCACCAGTGGTGCCACCCAGGCCCGAGCATCCTGGCAGGACGGCTACCTGACATGACCCTCGCCTATTTCGGCGATTACGGGTCGACCATTTACGGGTATGACGCCGTCGGCGCCATCAGTGTTCTCACCTACACGTCCACCGTCCAGGTCGAGTTTTGTGCCGTTTCCCCCAACGGCCATTGGTTGGCTGTCCTCGGCTACAACGCCATGTGCTTCGTTGACCTCACTTCGGGCACGGTCGGGGCGGCCATCCCGTTGAACACCACGGCCACCCCACCGGGTAGCGGCTTGTGCTGGGCGCCCGACTCGTCCCAGGTGTACGTGCTCGAACCGCAGTACTACGCCCTGACCGCGGTGCCGATCAGCGGGCCGCCGTTCAAATACGCGTTCGGGGTCGGCACCCTGGGCGGCGGCGGCAATGCCTGGCCGTGCGTGTCCCCGGACGGGCGTTACGTGTATATGCCCGGCGCCGTCTCGACCGGCGTGTGGCGTATGGATACCACCGTCGGCGCCGGCAGCATGACCCTGCAATATCCGATCAGCGGGATCGGGGTTCCGACCGGTATTGCTATCACCGGTGACGGCACGAAACTGTATGTTACCGACAACAGCGCCCCAGGTGTCCTGAACGTGGTCACGGTCGCCGGCGGGGCGGTCACCCCGGTTGCCGTCAACAACCACCCGTTCGGGGTGTGCCTGTCACCGGATGGCACTACCGTCTGGGTGGCCTGCGGCGGCGGCGCCGTCCAGGCTATTTCCACGGCGTCACTGGCTGTCACCCACACCTTGACCGCCGGGTTCGGTGGCCCGTCCTATATCAACATCGACCCGACCGGCAAGACGGTGTGGGTGGCCGACGGTCCCCAACACACCGTGTTCGGTGTCGACGTTCCCACCCTGGCCGTCGGCACCGCGCTGGGCGGTTTGGCCACGTCGCTGTCGTCGATCGGCATCCTGCCGTCGGCGGCTGCGGGCGGCCTACCGCCGGGCGGGGTCATCTCGGCCACCGTGGCTCTCGGCCCGTTGACGTTGACGGCCTCCGGCACCGTTTCGGGCAGCGCCGGCACCGTGACCGGCACCGCCACGTTGAATCTGGGGCCGTTCACCGTCTCGGCCCGGACCAGTCTCGAAACGGTTACCGCCGCCGCCTCGATCCTGGTTGGCCCGCTGGTGGTGGGGGCCGTATCGGGGCGGGTCGGCCCCCAACAGTACCCGGTGCCCGGCTACCGGGGCCGCTGGCGGCTGACCTTGCACACCCGCAAATACGTGCCCGCCTCTTTGTCGTCGACCATTATCGCCGAGCTGGCCGACGCCCGCGGCCGCCAACTCGTCCAGGCCTGGAACACGCCGGCCAGCCTGACGTTCACCCTGGACGGCCACTCCCAGGCCGCCGGGCTGATCGACGTCGAACTGTTCTACGAGGTGGTGGCCTGGCGCTGGGACGACCAGACCGGCCTGGAGTTCCCGGTTTTTCGGGGTCCGATCACCCAGTCCGAAGACCAGATTTCGACCGAATCGCACACTGTCACCTACATCTGCCACGACTACGGCGCCCTTCTCGCCCGCCGGTTGCTCACCGGTACCGGCCCGTACACGGCCGTCGGCCGCGACCAGGACCTGATCGTCTCCGACCTTCTGGCCGCCGCCGTCAACGCCCACTCCTCGTCGGGAGTGTCGTTCTCGCCCGCCTCGTTCTTGCCGGTCAGCCTGTACCCGGCCGACCCGGCCGGCAACCTGCGCGGCCAGTCCGGCCGGGCCCGGGACCGCACCTATTACGGCTCCCAGAATGTTGGTACCGCCATCGACGACCTGGCCAAAGTGATCGGCGGGTTCGACTGGGATGTCAAACCGTCCCCGGTCGACGTCACCGACAACCTGCGCCTGTTCTATCCCGCCCAGGGTGTCAACCGCACCGACATCGTCCTGCAATACGGGTCGACCGTCCAGGCCCTGACCAGGACTGTCAACAGCGCCGACTACGCCAACTATGTCCGGGTCCTCGGCAACAACCAGTCGTCGGACCCGACCCCCCAGCTGTACGCCGAAGACTGGGACTCGACCGCCATCAGCATCACCACCCCGGCCGGCCTATGGATGCTCGGCGACGACGCCGCCGACGTCACCGTCCAATCCACCCTGAACGACAAAGCCTCCGGCACCCTGGCCCTGGATACCATCCTGGTCCCCCACTACACCCTCACTCTCAGCCCCGACGCCTACACCTGGGGTCACCCCAACATGGGCGACACCGTCGGCCTGGTCGTCCAGTCCGGCCGTCTCAATGTGGCCAGCCTGCCGCCCGGCGGCGGCGTCCGCGTCCTGGGCATCACCTACGACATTTCGGACGATGACGCCGAAGATGTCACCCTGGTCGTCAACCGGCCCGCCCGCACCTTCAAAGAGCTGTTGACCAGCCCCGACCGCGACCTCAAAGCCCTAGCCCGGAGGTAGATCATGGCCCGTTTCGACTGCGCCGAATGGAAACCGATCACCGGCAACACCGGCGGCCCCATCTCGCCGAACATCGGTCTCGTGTTGCATCATGCCGTAGCCAACGGCAGCCTGTACGACACGTTCGAGCATGGCGACGTGTCCGCCCACTTCTGGGTGGCCTACGACGGCACGATCGAACAGTACGTCGACAGTGAGACGGTGGCCTGGCATGCCGGCTCCGCGGTCGGCAACGGCCAGTACTGCGGCGTCGAAACCGAAGGCTGCGCCGACGCCCCCTACGCCGACCCCATGACCGACCCGATGGTCGACGCCCTCGCCGCCCTGTCCGCCGATGGCCACCGCCGCCACGGCTGGCCGTTCACCCCGGCCGACACGGCCGGCCGGCCCGGGTTCGCCTACCACCGCCTGTTCTCGGCCACCGCCTGCCCCTGCCAGATCCGGGTCGACCTGCGCCTCGAAATCCTCACTTTGGCCGGCGAGCTGGCCGAC